GGGAGCATGGTTGTGTTCCTCTGTGTGTTATTTGATGGGCCTCATCAGTCTCCGCATGACGGAGAGACTAGGGACATGAGCCCCTAGTTTCGGCCTAGTTGTGGGATGGTTAGTCGATAACAAAGCCCGATGTGTCCTGCTTAGCCTTACCCTTGGCGTACAGAGCGACCACATGGCCGCCCTGAGGGTCAAGGAAGCGCATGTCTGTCTTGTCTCCGTCCACCACATCGCCACCCTTGGCAAGCAAGGCATCAACGCGGGCGCGGTTCCTGAACACAATAGCCATGTTAGCCTTGTTTTCCCGCATCCGCGCCATGACCTCACGGGCGAAATCAGGATTAGCCTCACTGTAGCTCAGTGTCAGCGAATAGTTGCTGGGCAGGGCCTTATCCACCCGCGTGTAAATCTTCGTATAGTCATAGAACTGGACCTCAGGGAACGCGGCCATGAGAGAGGCATGGCGCATCCCGTTACGCTCAACAGGATGACCCTTCTCCCACATGATATCACTAGTGCCGTTGAGGCGAACGCAAGGCTTGATCCCCTTGCGCTTGCCGTACGCTACGAAACGTTCAAGATCATCCACAAGCTGCGCGAGGAAGGCCGCGCGCTCTGTCATGTATTGCTTCGTCTTGCGAACACGTGCCGCCTGTACAGAGTTCATAGCGCCGCGTCCTGCCGTGTTAAGACAGCCCTGCCAGCAAGCTGCCAAAGCTGCCATGCTGCACACATTGCCCACACCCGCCTGTGTGAATGGTGCGAGATACATGATGGCAGTCTCGAATGCGTCCCCGTCACCCTTAACGGTCTTAGCGTTATTGCCGCTGATGATAAGCTTTCCCTTGTAGGCCATTGTCGGTCTCCATCGTGTTTGTTGTTTTGGTCTCGTCAGTAGAAGAAACACTCCTAGACATGGGACAAGTGCCCCATGTTTCGACCTGTTAGCGATTGGAATTCGCACCGTATGTAACGTCATTGCCATCGATATCGACCGTGCCCGGTACAATCCAGACAGACCACGAAGGACTGGAACCGGGCCTCTTGTACGGGTCTCGCACATACAGATTGTTGATGACTGGATGCGATGCAGTCCATCCCACGTATTCCTGCACTTTTGAGGAACCATAATATTTAATGACCATGTCATGCTCTCCACTTTTGTGATTGTTTCGACCCTGCTAGGCCATCGTCAGGCGGTCAGCATTAGACCGCGACAATCACCAGCAAGAGGTCACCCGCGTTTGTTAGACATGCGCCGTTGTGACTTGCGCCGGGATAGTTCCGGCTTAGGTGATACAGAGGGAATTGATCGGGCCTTGCCTCAGGTCCGCCCCTTCCGCCGGAATGCCGCACTGGATCAAGTAAGCTTGCGCTGCCAGTGACGGGCCTTGCGTCTTGGGCCTCTGTAGTGGTGCGTTGTTTTCGTCTCGCAATGACGTTTCGTCTATGCCCTAAGAATAGGATCATCCCACATCTAATGCAAACAAAAAAAATAACAGGTAGCAACTATTTTACAAGCCACTGAAATCATTGGGGCGATAGGTAAAGAATGTTATTGCGAGCGATGTGGTCTAGCGTGTCACTGGTGTGGAGCGATGTGGTCTAGCGTGTCACTGGCGTGTCACTGGTGTGCAGTGATGTGGGCCTGGTGTGTACCTGGTGTGGAGCGATGTGGTCTAGCGTGTCACTGGCGTGGAGCGATGTGGTCTAGCGTGTCACTGGTGTGGAGTGATGTGGAGCAGCGATGGTGGAGCGATGGTGCAGCGATGTGGAGCGATGTGGAGCGATGGCGCAGGGATGTGGTCTAGCGTGTCACTGGTGTGGAGCGATGGTGCAGTGATGTGGTCTAGCGTGTCACTGGTGTGGAGCGATGGCGCAGGGATGTGGTCTAGCGTGTCACTGGTGTGGAGCGATGTGACGGTAGACCGAAAACGACAGGTTGCCACAAAGGCAAGCAGGACATCCCAGCGGAACACAGCGGGACACAGCGGAACACAGCGGTCCACCATCACGTGGTAAGAGAGCACCAATCTCTTTGCCCCCAGCAATTTCAATGGGTTGGCGCAGGGAAACATGCCGTGCATTACGGGTGTTTGCGTGTCCTGCGAGGGTGGCACGGGGGGGCGGCCAGCGCGGCGCTTCAATCGATACCACTTCAGATATCTACAGTAAACATTGGACCCCCCATCAGTGACACTGTAGTCCCCCATCAGTCCACCTAGCTCGCCTCGCGGCTTGCCTGTACTATCAAGGTCTGTCTATGCTTGACCTTCCTAGTGTACACTTTAGTAGACTTAACTACTCTTAAGTGGTATTTAGTGGTTCCTAAGTCTTTAGCTATAGGGTCCCTCTTTACTATCACTCTCTTACCCATCTCTGGTCTCCCACAAGACTATGGTCTATAGTCCACTATAGTCACACTCCAGCCTGGTTCCTTGTTAGCTATAGTCCTCTATAGTGTATCTAGAGTGTTTTCCTTAGAGGGGGAGAGGGAGGGTGCATCTCTGGTCTCCCTCTTCCTAGTCATCTAGGGATGCCACTCCAGTGCCACTATAGTTATCTATAGAGTGGGCTGGTCAGTGGAACTCTATTCCCCGTTCCCGTTATATGGGGGACAAGTTGCTAAATTCCCCAGTTTCCCTTGTGATTATCAGGACTTACCAGTCCCATCATGACCTTTGTCTGATGACTGTCAAACCAGCCCTCAAGCATGTCGTCTAGCTGTGAAGTTCTGTGGTCTTTAGCCGCCTGAGTTGCATCCTGTTCAAGGACGTTGTTCCAGTAGTGAACAGCCAGAGCGACAGCATCGATCCTGTCATCCTTGGCAAGGGAACCCTTGTCCTTGGTCAGTCTGGTCATCTGGTAGAGTAGGCGGAACCTGTTGACCTCCTCAGGTCTACGTTCAGTGGTACTGTCGTAGTCCCTCTTGATGAGGCTCTTGTTCACGATCAGTCGATGCTGGTTCATCACAGGTTCCAGCGTATCGATGATCCTTCGTTCCTTCTGGGTGTTGGACCGCTCAGTGTCTTCGATGGCACAGCGGTGGTACTTCTGTAACACTGGAGCCAGCAGTCGGTTGAACATACCGTCACCGAAGTTAGGCTCAACGATCACCATGTTGACAGCGTACCTCTGAGCGATCTTGCTCAGTCCTTCCAGAGTGGCATTGTCGTAACCACCGGGAAGACCGCCAGCATCGAGGAGGTATAGGCGGGAGTGAAGATGGGCCACCACTGCATAGGCAGTTTCATCACCACCTCGACCTGAAGGGTCAACAGCCATGATGATACCTTGGTACTCAGCCCAGTCTTGGGAGATGAAGAATGGTCTATGGTATCTGTCACCTGACATTCCTACGTTGGGGATGTCTCCTACCACTAGCTCAGGGGATGAACCCCAAGCGAGATCGACAGGAGCCTTCTTGTGGTCAGTATCCATGACGATGAGGTCACGGAGCTTGAGGGGGTAGCGATCCTCGTCACTGAGGCTGGTATCCAGCATGAACTGGAGGTTAAAGCCTGACCGACCATAGGAAGCTTCACGCTCCAACAGGTCCTCGTCGGTGAACCTTGACTTGTCAGTAGGGCCACCTTCGATGTCAGGATACTTGTCCAGCATCTCTACGATGAGGGGTGAGAGGAAGGAACCGTACTTCTCCCTCTGTTTCCCATTGGGGAACCTGGCGGGCCAGATGCGGACATCGTAGCCACGGTTGGGAAGCTCGTTGTAGATCGATTGTTCGGTCTGAGGGGTACCAAGGTAGGTGATGGTAGTGTCATCACCGGGGGACAGAATGGCGTCGAACTCCTTGATCTGTTCCTTCAGCTTGTCTCTCTTGGCTTGGGTGTCGGAATTGGTGGGGACCTCACAATCGTCAACAATCACGTCATGGGCGCGTGATCCAGCAAGCTGCGAGGTGATGCCCAATGACTTGACTGACGGTGCGTGAGAGGCTTTGGATGGTCCAACGTCGAAGGACACCTTGGAGAAGCGTTGGTCATCCTTGGGCCTCAGATGCTCTAGGATGGGCATCTCGTTGATCAAGCGTAGGGTGAAGGTTGAGAAGTCATCAGCACGTTGCTTGGATGCTGAGACCACCAGAAGCTTTCGATCTGGGTCACACAGCAGCTTCCATGTGACGAACGCGGAGGTCACCCATGACTTGCCGACACCACGGAACGCCTGAATGACACGGCGACGAGGACCGTGTTGGAGGTAATGTGCGATGTCGAACTGGACAGGGGTAGGGTCGGGGAGGTTCAAGTGACGCCATACGAGAAAGAGGTAGTTGCGGAAGTCTGAGCGGATGGGGTCGTATTCTTCAGTCATCTACAATGACCTCGATGTGTTCTTCAGCGACAAGCTGGAGGTGTTCAAGCTGACGCCTGACCTCGTTCTTGTCCTTCATGGATTGGATGACGGAGGTCCTCATCGAGGGACCTAACTCTTCGATCTCCTCTTCAGACCAGTCTGGTTGCTTGAGGAGCTTCTTGTATCGGCGCTCATAGGTGCCGAGAAGGTAGGCGGCGCGGGAGGGGATGGAGAAGTACAGACGGTCACCAAGCAGCACGTTGCACTCCTTGCAGCACGGAACAGTGTTCTTGTAGGAGACGTTCTTACGTCCACCCTTTTTCCTGTATACGTTCTGGTTGTACGACACCGGGACTACATGGTCACGGTTGTCTCCATCCCAAGCACCGCAGTAGGTGCAGTTGGGCATTAATCTCACTTGTGGGTTGTATTCCCCAAAGCTTCATATCCCCCGCTGCAAGTGCAACGGAGGGAAGTGGGCTAGGATGCCTCTCCACGGGCCAGAGATGGCTCAGGAGCGGGGTCTAGGATTTTTTCAAAGTGGCGGAGGGGTCAGGGGAGACGGGCCTGTACGGCCTTCTAATCGCCTCCCCCTTCCCTAGGGTAACCTTACTTCGAGATACGGACCTTACAGGCGTTGGTGTTCCCTGTGCCTGAGAGGGAGCAGCGTATCCGTCCGCTGGCAGGTACGGTGATGGTGGTGCCGCCGATGATGCCCCCTTCAGAGGCATTGATGGCAGCATCCAGAACAGCCCAAGCGGACCCGTCCCAGCCGTCGATGGCGACGAACTCATTGCCGCTCAGTCCTGTTACAGTGACCTTATAGTCACCAGCAGGAAGTGTTCCCTTCTCCACGTTGTTGTCTCGCGGGAGGATATAGTTGATCTGACGCATTAGTGATGTGCCTCCTTAGCAGCATCTTTGGGAAACGGGAGCTTGTCGATCAGCCTGTTTGCAGGGTTGGTCTCGACAGGGCCACCGCCCACATTGTTGTCTTTGAGGAACTGGCGGATGACGTTGAGAGTGGCGGCGTCAGCAGACACCTTCACCACCTCATCGCCAGCCACAACAGTCTTGCCCTCAGTGAGCATCTTCTCCATCTCGTTGACGAGAAGGTTGTAGATGTCCTTGAGCTTGTCAGCCATTAGGGGGTCTTCCAGTGAATATGGGAGGCGATCCAGTTGAACACATAGGGCACAGCCATGCCCAGTGAGATCAGGATACCGCCAATGTATGCGACCTTCTTCTCCACTTCAGTCTTGAAGCTCTCTAGCTGAAGTAGCTCTGCCCTGAGTTCAGCGATATCGTGCTGACACTGAGGGGACTGGGGAAGGTCACGGATGTTAGCTCTGATGAAGTTCTGATTCTCTTCGATCCGCGCTGTGCGGTCCAAGAGATCGAGGAGGATTTGGTTCGGTTCCATTAACTCATCGCCACCAGCTTGTTCATGGTCACCTGACCAGCCTGGAGTTCCACGTTGAGGGCGTCTCGCTGTAGAGTAAGCTGGTCGATCTGGGAGTTCAGTGCGTTCAACTGCGCCTCAAGTGAGGACACAGCGAACGTCATACGTGACGCCAGTACAGCCAACTCAGGTTCGGTGACACCAAGCTGTGTCATCACAGCCAAGAGTTCGGGTTTAAGGTTCATTGTAGTTCCTGTTGATTAGGCGGGTCTCAAAGCGATGGACATCGCAGCCCATGAATAGTTCGTACTGTCGCTAGCCTCGATGAGTGCCGCTTCGGGATTGAACGGGCCGGATGTCCAGAAAGCGTGACCAATACCGAGCGAGGCGTCATTGACGTCATTACCACCCGCCACCCTCCAGCCAGTCAGCGAAGCCGGGAACGGGCTGGTGTCGAATGCCTCTCCGGTGCTACTGGCCCCAGCATAGACAGCCACCACCACGGACCCCGGCGTCACCGGGGTTATGGATGGTGCATCTGCAAGAACAGAGTTCGCAGACTGCGCCGTCACCACCGCAACGTCATTCACCACCGAAGCAACGCCGCGAAACACATAGACAGCCATCGCGCCGCCATCGTCGAGGCTTCCGGTAGGACCAAAAGTCGTGGACGTATCACCGTTGACGAACTTGTAGGCCACCCGGAGATTGGTATCGAACGTATCGTCCTGATAGAGTTCACTAGCGAACAGTGTGTAAGGATTGGTGCCATCGGTGATAGCGAGCGTTCGGTTGGCAACGGACCCGGTGACGAAGACGGCAATGACAAGATCATCGTTGGATACTGATGAGGCGATGCCTCCTGTTAGACCGCTGTTGAGCGAAATCGTGCTGTTACCAGACGTTGCGCCTATTTTACTGGCTGTAGATCCACCTACAAACACAATACTTCCAAGTGCTTTTTTAGCAGCCAGCATTCCCATCGTGAGGGGCATCCCCAAGAGCATGTGCTTGGAGAACTCGATGTTCTCAGGCTTGATGATGGCAGGTTTGGGCGAGAGGATTAGTCCCGCCTTCGCCTGTACCGGAACAATCAAGCCAGCGGCGAGAGTACTCGCCAGCAGAGTTTTCTTGATCATTAGGTTGCGATGTCTCCAATGAGGACCCACTCGTCGGTACCAATCTTCAACAGAGTGGCACCAGAGTACTGTCCGGTCAGTTTAAGCTTTGATCCTGAGGACCTGATCGTCACACCAGCGCCACCAACAGTGACCTGACCAGCACCCATCTGGATGATGTCGATGCGGGTATCCAACGGGAACGCAGTGGTAGCGTTGGTCGGGATCGTCAACGTGATGGCCGAAGCGTTGCTAAGACGCACAGCTTTACCAGCATCAGTCAGCGCCAGTGTGTAGGTCGTACCAGTCTGGGCGTTGGCAGGAACAGTACGAACAGTCTCCACCACGTAGTCCGTAGTGGCAATCTGAGTTGTCTCAGTCCATGCTGAAGCCGTAGGAGCGGCGGGCGTACCAGTGAACGTAGGAGACGCAAGAGGGGCCTTGGCGTCCAGAGAGGACTGGAGACTGGTGATGTCAGAGATGACATGTGCGTGTCCAGACAGCGACACATCCTTTGTCGTACCGTTGATACGGACGAACATGCCGCTCGTCGTAGTCCACAGGTCGCCGTCCACGGGGGCGGAGGGAGCCGTGCCATGCGGGACGCGAAGGCCAGCATTACCAGAGACAGAAGCCACGGTAGCCAGCAGCCCAGTCATCGTACCGCCAGACAGGGCCAGCTTGGCGTCAAGCGTTGTCTGGAGACTTGTCACATCAGAGATGGCGTGACTGTGCGTCGAGGGCGTGAACGTAGAAGGCTTACCAGTGATGTCAGTCCAGTCCTGCGCCGTAGCCGTGAGGCTCAGTCCATTACCAGCATCGTTGTAGGAGTAGGTGATGCGGGTGTGGGAACCGTTGGCAAGCAGCGTATTAATCGCATCCTGTGCAGCTTCATCGAAGTCAGTGACCTGAGAAGCTGTGTGGGTGTGCGAAGACGCGGCAGCATCAGTGATCCCGTAGCCAGACAGAGTGGTAGGCTTGGAGGTGACACCAGACCACGGAACGCTGTCGGCACTGTCAGCAGAGGCGACCTTACCGTCATCGTTAGGGTCATAGACGGTCTTCGTCATGTCACCAGCACCAGAACCAGAGGCACCCTGATTACCAGTTCTGGAGAACCACATGAACAGCGTGTCGTTGTTGGACGGGAGCGTACCAGCAACATAGGAGACAGGAACCTTGCGGTATCCGGTCATGTTTACGACTGCGCCGTTAACCTGGAACAGGAGGTAGTTGGAGTAACCGGAAGGCTTCAGATGGAGAAGACCACGGTTGGAGGTGGTCGTGCTATCGTCCAAGCTATCGAGCCAGTTCACCATACTGTTCGCTTCATCATCGAGATCGTCGATATAAAGCTCAGTTACAGAGGCTATGGTTCCATTGTTGAACCTGATCTTACCATTACCAGGGTCGGCATCAGTAGTGGTCGTGGAGAACACATAGCGGACACCAGCGTCTCGACCATTGGTGCCGTTTGTACCAGTAGCGCCTGTAGCACCTGTAGCGCCTGTAGCACCAGTTGCACCAGTAGGGCCAGTGACGTTGTCACGAAGCGTCCACGTAGAGACACCAGTCTTCTCGTAGACATCTCCATTGGCGTCATCGAGGTACCAGTCACCGACAGTATAGGAACCAGTCGCAGGAGCGCCAGTGCCGCTGTACCACTTGGAGCCAGCAGCGCCAGTAGCACCCTGAGGTCCAGTCGCACCTGTAGCCCCAGTAGCACCCTGAGGGCCAGTAAGATTGTCCCTAAGCGTCCAAGTAGAAGCACCAGTCTTCTCATAGACATCACCGTTGGTCTCGTTCAGATACCAATCAGTGACAACACCGAGACCACCAGAGGGAGCACCAGCGCCGCTGTACCAGAGAGAACCATCAGTTCCAGCAGGGCCAGTAGCACCTGTTGCGCCTTGGGGACCAGTGTCGCCCTGAGGACCTTGAATAGAACCTACGTTGGACCAAGACCCATTGTTCCAGACCCAAAGCTGACCGCTAATGAGATAGCCGTCACCGTTGGTGTTACCGGAGGGAGGGAGAAGTCCAGAGTTAGCCACGGTGCCGAGGATACGAACGCTTTCACCAGCGACACCCTGAGGACCTTGGACGCCTTGCGGACCCTGAGGTCCGGTGGCACCCTGAGGTCCCGTAGGTCCTGTGATGTTGTCAACTACGCTCCATGATGCGTTACCCTTGCGGTACACATCGCCGTTGGAGGTATTGAGATAGAGGTCACCCTCGATCCCCAGATAGGACGGTGGCGCACCAGTTCCGGTGTACCACTTGGAAGAATACTCTTCGCCTTCCTCTGCAATGTAGATAGCCTGACGGATTGCCTTGTTGAGGTCTGCCGTCTGCCAGCGCGCCTTGGCGGTGAAGTCTACCAATAGGGCATTCGCAGTGTCACGCTTGATCAGGATAACTGCACCATTGGTGGGCGCGGCGTCGAACCTGATCTGGCTATCACTCAACCACACGAAGGCAGTGGTCTCTACGTTATCGAGAAACACCTTCACATGGGAGCGGTCAAGATAGAGGAAGGGAACATTGTAGGTTTGCGTAGCACCATTCCCGGTGTACGTTACGTAGCTGTTAGCCATCGATTTCCCTGATTGATAGAGAGGAGAGAGGGAGACCCAAGCGCGTAGCGCCTGAAGCCCCCTCACTTGGGTTTATTTAGGGTCTTTAGGAGTGTACTTGGGGTAGTCTTGAATGACCTTATCAAGACCGATGGTGAACGGAAGCCACACCCCCAACAGTCTACCCATCTGCCGTAACTCCGGTTGTGAAGGGGTACGCCCCTCACGAACCATGTCACCAACTGCGGTAAGCGTTGCCGCGACATCGTTATACGTGGACACTACTGGAGGTCCGAAGATCAGGTCACTTGCCTGAGTAGAGCTTCTGGAGTTAGCAAAGAGGCTATCACCAGTGATCCACGGCATCGCAGTATCGACAAGCATGGGAAGAATGGAAGACGCACCAGTGCGACCAATACCGCCAAGTACCAAGGCTTCAGCCTGAGTATCAGTAAGGTTACCCTTGAGGATGGTGTCATCCATATACTCGTCAGGGTCTTCCTTACCGAGAGAACGAGCCTTCCCTTGGAGATAGTACATCATTGTACCAGCACCAACCTGAGACATCAGGACTGCCAGAGCGCGAGGGTCAAAGTTCGCAATATTGTGTAGCGTCTGCTTACCCCAGGCCCCCATGACGAAGGAGCGGAACTGGAAGACCATACCCGCAAGCGGAGTTGTCATCCACTTTGCGAGAGAACCCACATCGTTCCTCTGGATCGCCCTGCCAGTCCAAGAGTACAACGCACGGGCAAACCTTGCCCTTGCAACAGGGTCCCACTTCTCGAAGTTCATGTAGACCAAGCGTCCGCCTTGGGTGAACTCAGCGTTCTGATAGATGTTCTTCAGTACCTCAGCGAGGGACTTGTCATCGAACCCCATCATCCGCATACGATCTGCATCCTTCTTACCAAACCAAGAGTTGATATCATCAACCTTGAAGTCGTAGGAGGTATCGAACACAGGCTTCCCAAGATCGTCCAAGACTGGAACTTCAGTTGTCTCTTGGACAACCTTACCATTCACTACCTTGGACTTGGTTACAGCTTTCATGCGGGGGGTCTGCTTGGCGATCAGCTTATCCTTATGCTTCATAGCCAGCAGTCCAAACCTCTGAGCGATGGTTGTCATAGCCATCTGGTGAGACATGGAGTTAGCCATGTTGAACAAGGAAATCTTGTTGGTCACACGCTTACCCACCGCCAGCGCATTGTCGAACATGCGTCCAGCAGCGTTGCCTCTGGTTTCACCGAAGGCTTCCTCAAGGAAGTGTCCCTTGGTGAAGTTGAGGATGCTGTCATCCCCAAGTCCTTGCAGAGCCATCAACTCAGGGATCAGAGCTTTCCTCTCTGCACCCTTGGCAGTCATCACAAGACGCATCGAGGGGATGGCCTTGAACATTGCATGGAAACCAACTGCGGCAGGGATGTGTGCAATCTCTTGGAACTGATACAGACCCATGTTCTGCATGAGCCTGACAAACATTGTCCCAGAGACACGCCTCATCGTCGCTGCCCAAGCAGTGTTAGCAGCGGCTCCGAGCCTTGGCTTGCCTGTAATGTGATCGTAGACATACTCAAGACGGCGGATGGTTTCGTCAGCTTCCGCTGGTTTCACACCATCTCTGATCATTGCTTCGTGCGTCTCGCGGATGAGAGCGTTCCACTCAGATCGAGTAGTGATGCCGTTGATCATGGTTTCCCCTGTGCGGGGGTCCTTGGCAACAAGACGGGCTAGGGCGATGTGACCAGAAACCTGATCAGCATACCTCTCAGCCATCTGTATCTGATTGCGAGAGAAGAGATCACGGATAGGGATTGACACCTCGTCTCCGTTGGGTTCCACCCATGAAGCAACGAAGTTGTAGTTGATTGCTGTGCGATGTTTACCACGGGCAGGGTTGCCACTGGTTTCATCGTCCTTGTTCTTCTGCATGATCTTCCCGATCAGCGCATCAACATCATCGTCACTCTTGTCCCACTGGAGTTCTTCAGTAATGAACCGCAGGAGTTCACCCCTATCCCTTCCAGCAAGAGCATGGTTGAGTTGATCGACGTTGCCATAACCTGACTTGATGAGGTTCTCCATGTACCCTCGCGCAAACTTATTGGCGAGGCGTTCATCGAGGTTCTCAATCACATCCTGCATGGCATAGGCGATAGCTCTCTGGAGCTTGTCCCTGCCGTGCGTTTCGATCATGCGAAGGACGGCATCGTGATCCACCATCATTGGACGATAGTTGGACCTAGACCCCCACGGGAGTGGTCTATAGGTCTTCCCTAGTTCCTCTCCGGGGTTCTTGATATGGGCATCCCAACGAGAATAGAAACTGTCCAGTTCACTCACTGCCTTGCGGACGTAAGCTGGCTGAGAAGCGAGGTTTGCATACCCCGGAGTACCAGGTTCAAACCCACCAAGGTAGTCACCGAAGGCAAGCCAAGACTTGTTCGTCTTGAACATGCCCATTGCCATCATACCATTCTCCTTGGCCCACTCAGTGTAAGGCGTAACAAGGGAGCGACGAAGGTTGTTCACCTCCCTATGGTACATCATAGCCTTCTCTACGCTTGTAACATCAGCGGTGTTGAGGACGTTACCAGCGGCGTCACGGCCAAGAGGGTCCTCCATCAGGGTACGACCAAGGAACCTAGCGGTGGGATGGTGACGGCCTGTCCATGCAGCGTTGTCCAATCGGGCATTGACCATCGCAGCTTGGGGGACATCAGCGTCTGTCAGACTACCGATGCTTCCAAGGTTGTCGAAGGTAGCGTAGCCCACTTGAGCAGCACCAGCGGTGGACTGATTGGGAACTCTGGGGTTGATCATCCTGTTGGCAGTTTCAGTCAGTCGAGGACCAAGGGACGAACCCCTAGTGGACCAAGTCTTGAAAGAACCAAGCAGCGCAGCACCAGCGCCAAAAGCTAAGGCGTAGTCGCTGACAGACCTAGACCTGTTGTCCACAGCGTCGATGGCAGCTTCAGCAGCGATGTTACTCACACCACCCATCAGCACAGCCTCACCGATACGGGCAATACGACCAGCCTTAGCAGCGTAGATAAAAGGAGCCAGAGCACCTTCAGTAAACACAGAAGCACCAATAGCGATAGGATCGAGGATAGCAGCGGTCACAGACGCTCCCAAACCAGACCATCCTGCTGACGATAGGATACGCTCACGCTCAAGCTGCTGGTCAAAGACACTAGCCATAGCTTGCATCTCAGCCCTCGACTGGGCTTCACCAAAGGAGTTCAACATCTCCTCAGGGTATACCTTGCCTTTGGTAAGCTGCTTGAGAGCGTCCTGTCTGGCAATGTTGTCAAAGTTGGGATCAGGATCAAACCCTGACGATGCCAAGTGATCAGCGATCATGTTCGGTGACCAATCATTGGCAAAGGCAGTGGGCAAGCTCCCAAGATAACCCGGAGGGTCAGGGTTCATGTAGGCGTTGCGGAAGTATTCCTGCTGAGGGCTTTCATGTTTGACGGGGACAAAGTCAGCCAGCCAGCTATGAT